CTTGTTCCGGCGACGGCAGCGACGAACCTATTCGCAAGAATCTCCCAAGCTACCGTATTTAAAACTGGCGCGGCTGACTATGGGCATTGTCGGTTAGACGTGACAAATGCCGGCGTGGTAACTGGTGGCGGCTCTGGCGCGGATAACTCAATAATCCTTGCGGGCGCTTTGGGTGCTGCTGCCGGACTGACTGGTGAGTATCGGATATTCAACAACGGCGGAACTACTTCAACCAAAAAGCATATTTGGTCATTCAGTTACACTACCAGTACGCCATCAAATGACAGCGCTTCAGGGCAAGGATTGTATGCTGGCGCAACCTCTGGAACGCCTAACGCAGCGGTAGATGGAATACGATTCGGCATGACTGCGGGCAATATAACCAGCGCAGTATTTACCCTTTACGGCATCAGATAATGAGCGTCAATCTACTCCTAGCCGCCGTAATCACCGCATCCGCCGCAGCCGGTCCCTCGTACACGCCCGCTGCCGGAATGGACGGAAATTACAGTACGTTCTATTCGTCGGCGGGATCGTCTGGAACATTCTTTACCGCTGTGTTTCACGAAAAATCAAGCGTCTATCAGGTGAATGCGCAGGCGGTCCCGGGATATTCTGATCGCGTGACTAACCTGGCCGTGCAATGCGACGGTGCGACAGTGGGTTACACGAACAGCAATGGCACGTTCAATTTCCCATCTGGATCGGCATGCGCACAAGTGGAACTTTACTCAGCCGGAAACGCGCTATCTTTCACGGAAATTCAACTGTATGGCACGCCGATTACCCGGGCCGCGCTGAATATCGTGTTTGCTGGCGACTCTCTGACGGCCGGGAATGGCGGATCGCAACCGTACACCACATGGGCGGTCCTGTCGCTCCAGCAGGCCGGCTATGACGTGAAGTACGCCAATCTCGGGATAGGCGGGCAGACGGCGGCAACCTTGCTGGCGAACGCTTCAACGATTGACTCGCGTTACGATGCCGGCCGGGTGAATATCGCGGCGCTGGAGATTGGTACAAATGATATGTATTTTGGCGCGACTGCTGCGGCCACGTATAGCACCCTGCAAAGTCTCTGGGCGGGGCGCAAGGCATACGGATTCAAGGTCGTGGCATTTACTATCACGCCGCGCAATAATACCTACACGCCGGCCAATTTCGAGACCTCGCGCAACACATTGAGCGACAGCATCCGCTCCAGTCGGCCAGCGCTAGTTGATGCGGTCGTGGACATTGGCGGCAGTACGCCGATGGGTAATCCGTCTTTTCTTGCCGATCCGACTTACTACAATGCGGACCAAGTACATTACACAGACATAGGTTACAACATCCTTGGCAGCATGTTCAGCAGCACTGTTGTAAATTTGCAGTAAAAGGGCGCGTCGGTTAGCAACTCCGACGCCCCCGGTTGGCTAGAACCGGGACAAGGCCCCCGCCGTACATATGACAGCGGGATAACCTTAACTCAGTTCTTCGGCGTTGACCATCACCCGAAAGGACTACATGTGATTACGGGAATACAATATGGCTTTCAGGATCAACATGGATGAACATGTCAAGACCGGCATTGATATTTTGGCATGGTCGGGGGTGCTTGCCGTGATCCTTGGGCTAATCCCCATTGTGTCGGCAGTTCTTTCGCTCGTATGGCTAGGTATGAGAATTTTTGAGGGTATTCCAACGTTCCTCGATACGCTGGAAAACCTGAAAAAACGTTGGAAGAACCGGCGCGGCGGGTCCGCGAGTCTTGATTAAGGAGTTACCATGAATTTTCTGATGCTGCTGTTCCAATACCTGCCGCAAATCCTGGGCGTTGTCCAGACCGTGGAAACCATCTCCACCACGATGGCGAACAAGCCGACCAGTACCGCCAAGCTGCAAGCCGCAATCGGCATGGTGGGCGCTGTGGTGCCTGCCATCGGCGCTTCCATCGCTGCGCAACCTGAGAATCAAGCGCACGCGACCAATGTCATCAATGGCGTGGTAGCCGGACTGAACGCGCTGCAAGGCTGGAGCAGCCAGCAGAATGCTGCGGTGACTCCCTAAGTTTCCTAGCGTACATACGCGGGTCACAGAACGGGGGTATGATGGGTACGCTATGGAAATTCATATCCATCATTATCATCACTTCGACGCAGAAGCCCTGTCTATCATTGGAGAAATAATTATGACCGCTGCATCTGATGTTACTGCTGCAATTGCTACCCTGTCCGCCGATCTGACCGCCAAGCAAGACGAACTGTCTGTCGGGATCAAGGCGCTGATCGATGACATTACCGCATTGCAAGCATCCGGTAATGGCGCGGCTACTTCCGCCGATCTGGACGGCTTCATTTCCTCGCTGCAAGGATTGGATGCTACCGTCAAGGCTATCCCGGTTCCTGCCGTACCGTGAGCGCCGTTCTGATTCTCCTAATCATCGCGCTGGTCTGCTGGTTTCTGGCGGCTATTCCGCTGCCATTTGCCAATCCGATTCAGTTGGGATGGTTGGGGATGTTCTTCTACGGGCTGACGATTCTTATCGGGCGCTAGTGTAGTGAGCGATGCAGTCATAATAGCCATATTGCAGGCCACGCCACCTACGTTGATGGCGGGTGCTGCTTTACTGGTTGGATGGCTGAATCGCAGACAGATCGCTACTGTTGTCGCTGTAGTCCCGAAGATTGCGGAACTTGAGAAAAACACCAATAGCATTAAGGATGCATTGGTTGCATCTACCCGAGAAACAGCATTGCTAGAAGGTCACGAAGCCGGCCGCATCGCCGGGAAAGCCGAAGAAAAGCAGGATGCTAAGGCCTGATATGCGTCCCATCCGCCCGTAACGATAGCCAGAATCCCTGCTTGTTCTTGCGCATACCCTTGGCGGTCATCTGCTCGATGGTTAGGCATGTTCGGCCGATGGTGAATGAGCCTGTGCGGTGCAGAGAGTAGGCGCGTGCGGAGTTGAATACTTCGCCGCATAGGGTGCAGAGTATCACTTCGGCGCTTCCCTAGTCGCCTGCAAGCAAATCCCCATCTTCCGGAACGCGCACATAGGCGAGGGCAGAACGTATAGCCCTATCTCAAACGTTCCATTGACGGAATCCTTCGCGCATATCCAGTATGTGCCGGCCTCTTCAGTTCCGCCAGTCACCCAGGCATGCGGGAATTCCTTCTGTAGCTGGTCGATGCAACGCGGCATGTCCATGTCAGTGTCCTATGTACGGTGAGAAAATCTGTGCCAAGCCAAAAATTACACCTGACCATAGCGCCCACTCTATCAGGTGCATGATTGGCGGCGCTTCTGTTCGCGCTGTTTTCGGCGCTCGTCCCGCTTGACCGGTTTCACGGCATCGTCCTAAGAATTGCACTGCCACCGATCACGACCACGACCACGAAGAACGCAACGATATTCCACACGGTGTCGATCAGCTTTTGCCGATGATGCTCCTTCATGGCGTCCGGGTTCATGTCGCGCATGTGCCCGTACCACAGGCGCTCCGACTCGCGCTCGTCATGCTGGAATTGCGACAGTAGGGCTTGCTGGATTTGGCGGATCATGGCTGCTGCTCCTTTGGCGTAAGTTCTATCTTTCGGACATCCTTCAGCACCGTAAATTCCGGCTTCAGCTTCTTCGGAACGCGGCCCCATACTTCGCCCAGTTCCGCAACGCTCTGGCATCCGAGGATTTCCGCTTGCCAGTCTATTTCCGGCTCTGGCGCTGCAATCTCCAGCGGGCGCACGGTATACGGCTTACGCGAGCCTTTGGTGGCCGTCAGCGCCATCGTAAGCGGTTCTGGAAGGTCTGACATATGACTGATCCGCAAACCGCCTACAGCCATTCCTGCCCACTTTACATCGGGATCGCGGTACAGGGTAAGGCTTCGGCCCACGTACTGTTTTGCGTCCGGACCCCAGGCGAAGACTAAGCAACGCGACATTGACTTACACGGTTTGTACGGCTTCCCATTATCGCCAGTATAGGAGATTGCGACCGGCTGCTCTTGACCACCGCGAATTGACACGCCGGTAATCGTGATAGTAATCGGACCGGAGATCAGATCATCGCTGTTTAGCTGATCGGACTTCGGGATAATTGCGGATGCCATGCTGTCGCTCATTTTTTCGGCTCCTGTTCCGTGACTTTCTTCGGATTGAAGTCAATCAGTTTACGAATCAATTCGGATGCGTACTTGTAGGCATGGGCTTTCCCGTAAGCCTTACACCCCTCCTTTGTTCCCTCACCTTGGTGATGAGCTTCCATACATTGCTCAAGGCCATAACCATGCAATTCCCATGCTAAATCTTGCAACTGATTTATTGTCGGTCGTTTCATGCGTACATCTCCTCGATAATCCTGCGTTCAGTTGGAATCAGACCTTCGATATTTGCCGCGTACTTTTCCATATTCGCCGCGAGTCGCTCTTCAAAGCCGGTCGCAGCAGCAACAATCGCCTCTTGATATTCCTTGATCGGCTCGACGCGAGTTACGAACATCGGCAAGCCACCGGAATAGCTTACGAAGTCGATCCACTCCCGTTCGCTGACCAGCAGCCCGGTCTGTAGCTGGATCATGAAATCGGACGGCGCTACACCGTCGATAATCGTCTGCACTTGGAACTTTGCGCGGCGGGATTTGCATTCGAGCAAGCCATCATCCCCGACAAGTGCATCCGGAGAATATCCAATCGTGAAGCCCCACTTGTCATTCGTCACGAAGCCGACTGTCTGCACTGGCGCGTAGTGCTTGGCATACAGTGCGACGGCCTCTATTTCGTCGTCAATTCCGCGCAACATGGCGTCGCCGATGTAGCTCGGCTCTACGTATTGCGTGATGCGTTGGCCCAAAAGTTCATACAGGTGCGAGCGTTCTTTATCGTTGCTCGCTGCTTTGAGCGTGGGCGTGATAATCAGGTGCATTTCGGACGCGGTAAGCAGGCCGCAGCGTGCAGCGTGCCATTCGTCTGAGCCTTGGATCAGGTCGTTGTGGTAGGCGATCACGGTCATCCTTTCAATGCGCGGAGGGCGGCGGCAGTTCGTATGGCCGTTTGTGCCTGCGCACGCTCCATGGGTCCAACAGCGAACTTCTCGGCAACCTTCGCGCACCGCTCAATCACCTCCGCGTCATGCGCCTTGAGGTGGTCGGCGGCAGGGGTGGGGATGGCGGTACGGACGATTCCATGAGATTGATGAATTGTTTCCAGTAGTCCCATCTCGCCGGTTGTCGATTCATTCAAACGTTGCGCCGTTTTCTCCAGCGCCCTCCGCATCGCCTCGTTCTCGGCGGCGAGGGAGTCGGCGCGCTGGTTGGCTTCATCGCGCGCACGTTCTAAGTTCGCGGCGGTGAGGTCGCGTAGCATGTCGCTGGCGGTGTCTAATTGCTGCCGAAAGATCGACGGCGCACAGCCTGGATGATGCGGGTATGTTGGACGCGGTTGCAGGGTTTGTGCTGCGGCTGGAGCAACATCAACCCAGACAATCTCATCCATGTAGCCGAACATTTTGTGGCACCTGTAGCACATCATGCCGCCGCACGCCTGCTCAGTCTTGGTCATGGTTAGCCTTTTCGTTGTGGGTGGCGGGTTAGACTGGTTTCTTCGCCTCTTCCAGCGTCCTATACAGCCACAGGTCATACTGTGCCTGCAACCGCATCCAGAATTCAGCGCTGCCAAGCCCTGCGGACTCCAAGCCCACGGCGTGTCGGCTGGTGATGTCGCGTTTTCCGGAAAGCAGTTCTGACATGCGGCCGACCGGAATTCCAGATTTGCGAGCTGCCTGCATCTGCGACCATTTGCGCGCCGTCAATTCATCGTGCAAGTGATGACCGGGGTGAAATGCCTCGGCGAGTTTTCGACCCATCATTCTCTCCTAGC